GCAGCGGTCAGCAAGAGATTTTCAGGGGTACCGTATTTTCCTGGAACTATCGCACAGATCCGCTGGGGCATTTTACGATTACCGCTTACGATCAGCTCATTTACCTTATGAAGAGCAAGGATGACCGCTTCTACCCTGCTGGACAGACGGCAAAGGCAATCATCGAGGATATTGCTAAGGCCTGGAGAATACCCTTGGGAACTGTTCAAGGGCCAGATGTAGCGTTGGCTAAACAGGTTTTTAGAGGAGACACTCTGGCCGACATGATCTACTCTGTACTTGACCAGGCCAAAAAAAGAGGGGCTGGTAAGTGGATTGTACGAAGCAAGCAGGGTAAAATTGATGTGATTAGACCGGGACAAAATAGTCCGGTTTATTGTTTCACGCATGATGAAAACGTAGATAGCATCCAGGACCGGCAGGATATTGAAGACCTTGTCACTCGGGTGAAAATTATTGGTGCAGAAGATCGTGAAGGCAAAGCTCCAGTGGTGGCCCAACTGGACGGTCGGACTGAATTCGGGACGCTTCAGGAAGTGGTCTATCAACGCCAGTTTGACGATGCAGCGGCTGCTAAGGCCGCCGCGCAGGATATTTTAAAGGAGCGAGGCCAACCAAGGAAGCAAAGGAAAGTGTATGCCCCAGACTTGCCGTTCCTCCGTAGAGGAGATAAGATATATATAGCTGCTGGTACTTTGATTGGATATTATATCGTTTCCGGCGTCATCCACAATGCAATCAACCGAATCATGGTAATGGAGGTGGAGGACGTTGGTTAACAGCGGAGCAAGTAAGCTGGCACAAGTAATAGCCGAAAGGATAAGCACCCAAACATCCATGCCTGATGCGCTGGAGTTAGGTACAATTCAATCTGACATGAGTCTAAAGATAGACCGGTTTGCCATTCCAATACCACAGGGGGAATACCTGATTTCAGAGTGGACGGCAAAACTTATACTGCCTGCTTTTAGCCTTGGCGGCAACCAAAATGGGCTAAGGGATAGTCTGAACGGGGCAGTAACCGGAGATGCTACTTTCAATTTCCAACCAACGGTTATAGATGGAATCAAAATAGAATTCAAACCCGAACTCAAACCTGGGGACCGGGTGCTGGTAGCTTGGGTGAACGACCATACTGACCCGGTTGTGGTGAGCAAGGTGGTGAGCTCATAATGCCCAATTTATATCCGGCTTTTGAACCACCAACAATAGTTGAACAAGAACGACCCCAGCTTGCGCCGGAATATCCGAAAAGTTATCTGTTCGATTTTGAAAAAGGGGATTTTGTCCTAGATGGCGCTGGGCGTATAATAATAGCCGATGGATATACAGCATGGACGCAGTGGTGCGTGAAAACGATTTTAACTGAACGCGTTGCTTACTTGGCATATAGCTGGGACTATGGCGTGGAAATAGACGAAGCATTGGAACAACCTACTCGTGCCGCAGTAGAAACGGAAGTAGAAAGAACGATTACTGAGGCTTTACTGATTGACCCCAGAACATACGCAGTAAGAGATTTCTCGTTTGAATGGAGAGGTAATGAACTGTATGTCAGTTTTACTGTGATTCCTGTCGTAGGCGAGGCGGTCCGAATTGAGGGGGTGGAATTGAGTGGCGTATAAACTTCCAATTCCTGATTATTTGAAGGAAGATGAAGAAACGATACATCAGAGGATGTTGGAAAAAGCTCCGCCTGGAATAGATACAAGCGAAGGTAGTTTTTTCTGGGATGCCACTCGTCCTGGAGCAATTGAAAAGGCTCAATTAGTCCAATTTACCTTACAAAATTTACTCCAAGTATTCTTTGTCCAAACCAGCTACGGTCAATATTTAGACTACCTTGGTCAGGTCAGAGGGGTAACGAGATTGCCTGCAACGCCTTCGACTGGGAAAGTAAAGTTTACTGGGCAACCAGGTACAGTAATTAACGCAGGAACACGAGTGTCCACTCAATCATCTGCCAGTTCACCCGCTATCATTTTTGAGATTACTGAGAGTGGAGTAATCAATGAACAAGGTGAAGCAACTGTTAGTGCAGTATGTACAGAAGCCGGGACGATTGGTAATATTCCTGTTGGCGCAATAGTTCTTATGGTTGCACCAATAGAAGGAGTCTCATCAGTAACAAATCCAGAACCCTTCGCCGGCGGAACCGATATAGAAGACGATGACACCTTCCGGGAAAGGATTTTGGATTCATTGAGAATTCCCGCTACTAGCGGTAACAAAGCTCACTACAGGCTTTGGGCAAGGGAAGTCCCGGGTGTTGGAGATGCGAAAGTTTTCCCCTTGTGGAATGGGCCAGGGACAGTAAAAGTGGTAATCGTAGACAGAAACAAGAGAGTGGCCAACTCAGAATTGCTGGATGCGGTAACAACTCATATTGAAGAAATGAGACCTATCGGAGCAGAGGTTACTGTGGTCAGTGCAACGGAAAAACAGATAAATATCACAGCGGACGTTTCACTGGCTAGTGGTTACACTATTGTCCAAGTCCAGCAATTGTATGAAGAAGCTGTAACTAATTTCTTCAAAGAAATAGTGTTGGGTGAAACTTATGTAAGCTATGCCCAGTTAGGAAAGATACTCCTGGAAACCCCGGGCGTAGGAGATTACGCAAACATGTTGGTAAATGGAAGCGCTGCCAATGTACTATTAGGGGAGGAAGAAATACCTGTATTAGGGACGGTTACATTGGAGGTGATATAATATATGGCAAAATATGGAAAAAGTTTGTATGGAATTTTACAATACGGCGAAGAGACTCAACCCGATGAAAAAGGTATTGAACCTTACAAACCAGATTTGATGAGGTATCTTCCTCAGAACAAATCATTCTATTTGAATTCGGAAATCATGAAAGCGATTCAGGACGCCTACGCAATAGAATTCGGATACATTTATTTCTTCCTCGAAGACTTCTTGAAACAATTTTTGACGCCTGCTACAGCAACGTGGGGATTGAGTTTTTGGGAAGAACAACTGGGCTTAAAAACAGATGTTTCAAAAAGTTACGAGGAACGCCGAGAAATAATAATGTCGAGACTTCGAGGCATAGGAACTATTGGTAGAGATGTAATAAAACGTGCCGCAGAGGTTTTTTCTGGCGGGGAGGTAGAAATAATTGAGTATCCAGCTGAATACAGATTTGTGGTAAAGTTTGTTGGGGTTCGAGGCGTTCCGAAAAACATGGCCTCTTTCATCGAAATGATTGAGGATTTGAAGCCTGCCCACCTAGTGTATTCGTTTGAATATACGTTCGCTTGGTGGGATTTGTTGAAGGAGCTCACTTGGGCTCAAGCTGGAACAATGACTTGGAACCAATTGAAAGAATACGAATAAAAGGAGCGATGCGGGTTACCATGTATTACAAAGATAAAAAGGGAAGGAGGTTGTTAAATGAAGTATACATCTAATTATAATTTGAAAAAGCCGGAAGGAACGGACGTTGTCAATATTGACGATTTGAACGAAAACGCGGACAGAATTGACCAAAAGCTAAAAGAGTTGGAGGATGGCGTACACAACGCTCCACCCAACAGCGTAAATGATTCGGCTATTGGAACTCGTACACCAGACCAAACTCAGGTTCCAACAAGTCCTGGGAGCGGTACGCTTTCTCAGATTCTCAGCTGGCTGGCAAACCGAATAAAGGCCATAACTGGCAAGACTAACTGGTGGGACGCACCGCCGACAACGCTACAGGCGGCGAAAAACCATATAGATGCCGCCGCTCCTCACAGCGGTCACGAAACTCCTTCTGGAGCACAAGCAAAGGTGGATACGCACGCAAGCTCGAAACAAACGCACGGTATTGGAACTGGTTATTACATCGCCAAAACCAGTAGAGCGGACCAATTAGTTGCCTGGGACGATATACAAGGGAAACCAAACCTGGCATCCGCCGCAGAGGTTCAAGCACACGTATCGGACAACGTAAAACATATTACTTCATCGGAAAGAACTGCATGGAACAATAAACTTGACGCAAGTGCTTATACTGCCGCAGACGTATTAGCGAAAGTAAAGACGGTGGATGGCAGTGGAAGTGGATTAGATGCGGATTTATTGGATGGCGCTCATGCGGGTAACGGACCTAATAACGTATTGAAGTTGGACAGTGGAGGATTCGTTCCTCTATCAAACATACCTGGAACACTAACTGGAAAAAGCGCAGATATGGTGGACGGAAAGCATTTTTCAGACATACAAAATGACGCACAAGTAAAAGCAGATGCCGCACTGAATTCCGCAAAACAATACACAGACCAAAAGGTAGCTGAAGTAAGCCAAGAACTTGGTGCACACAAGGCCGCCTACATAGTGGTACACGGAGTTGCCAGAGGAACAAGCACGTTTGCCGGTCAGGGCAACGAGAAAGCAATAGCCCACGGCTTGGGAGCGACTCCGACGGCGGCGTACGCTACTCCGACAGTAGATCCGCAAGGACGCCTTGGCGAAGTGTGGATTAGGATGACTGCGACTCATTTGTATGTCGGTAATAGCGGAAGTTTCACGGGCGGAATGTCCTGGGTTGCTATTCTGTAAAATGAAGGAAGCGGGGGATGACGGTGCGCAATAAAGTGCCATTGCCAACAGCAGCTAGTTTTTTGGTATCTGAAGACTGTAATTTGGCCTGCACGTATTGTTTTGAATTAGACGGAAGGAACAGGCAGCATATGTCTAAAAAGGTTGCGCGAAGAGGGCTGGAGTACCTTAGTGAGAACGCACTAAAGAACGGTGAACGGCATTTCAGCGCTATGCTTTTTGGGGGCGAGCCCCTACTGAAACCTGACATAGTAGAAGAAATCTTCTCGTACGGGGTAGAACTGGCCAAGAAACGTAATCTGCGCTTTTCTGCAAGTATAGTTACGAACGCAACATTGCTCACGCCAAAAATAAAGACGATTTTGAATAAATACAAGAATGCAGTAGACCTCTCTGTACAGCTATCAATAGACGGAGTAAAAGAAGTCCATGATAGATACAGAGTTACCAGAGATGGCAGAGGTTCATTTGACATTATAGAGAAAAACATACCCGAATGGAAGGCATTATTTGCTGATAATATAGACCGCCTAAACGTACACGGCTGCTGCAACAAAGACACTCTACCAAGGCTTTATGAGAATTACATTTTCTTTAGAGAGGAATGGGACATTCCTAGAATCTGGTTTATGCCCATCCACTCCGAAGAATGGGATGACGAAGACGTCAAAGTTTACGAAGAACAGCTCAACAAGATTGCTGACTATATTTTAGAGAGGTGTAAAAAAGAAGGGAACTACCAAGAAGTGATAAACTACGCTCCTATCGATCGTTGTCTAAGGCCTGACAGATTTGCCGGTTCTCCTTGTGGTGCGGGCAAGAACTTTGTAACGATTACCGCTACAGGGGAAATTTACCCGTGTCATCAAATTTACTTCAACGATCCTGAAAAAATCACAAAGGTTGGAGATATATGGGAGGGCATAGATGAACCGAAGAGAAAGTTGTTTGTAGAATACGATAACAGTGATCTATCCTGCGCAAAACTTAACCCTGATTGCGATGCCTACCATTGTTATAGGTGTTTAGGAGAAAACTGGCAACAGAACGGCAGTATTTTGAGCGTGGTAGATTACGGGGGCCCTAGATGTGAAATGTCGAAAATAGAGAGAAAAATACAATTAAGAGTTAAAGGGGAGTTGGAAAAGATGGGTTTGTTAGACAGCAGAAAGGATAAGCCTGCATACTACTACGCTAAAGGCAATAATCCTAATAATCCTGATTGTTTGTGTGATGTGCGTGGTGGAAATATGCCCATACCAGGAACGGTAGAAGCCTTGTCTGATGAAGAAACTATCGCAATGGCGTTGAAGCTGATAATAGACAAACTTGACACGTTAGAAAAAGGACAAGAATTCTTGCTCAAAAAGGTGTTGAGGTAATCCTCCAAGTTAAAGGGGGTAATCTTTTTGGATTTAAGTTTGAGAGGGCTAAAGGAATACCTAATAGCAAAACAAGGCTATAGCATAACGCCAGGGCACTCGCAACTCAATGATCTTAGAGACTTAATCAACGACATGTATCGAGTGCGTAGCGAAAATACATGCCCAGCACATTCAGGAACATCGTATACCGGTTATCTTTCTCTGGGTGATATTTATGCCGCCGCACAGCAGTTATACCCGTGCGCTTGCTATTCACAGAAGGTGACAGTATGCGATTGCAGAAGTAGGACGGGCGGAGATAGCTGCAGCTGTGATTTACGCACAGCTACTTGCGATTGTAGGAACAGGACAAGCGTAGATAACTGCACTTGCGATGGAAGAGGAACAGGTTGTGATTGCCGACTACGTAGGTATTCCTGTGCATATTATGGGACCTGCGACTCTTATTGGTGGTGTGGCGAGTATTCCCGAGAAGACGACGGCCCAATCGACGGTTGTCTTTGCGTCGACAGATCGATACATGATAGTTGTTATGCATATATAGTTACCGAAGCTTGTGCCTGCGAGACTAGAGGAGTGTGTTCTTGTGTGAATAGAGTAGGAGAACCGAATTGCGATTGCGATACCAGAGGAGTATGTAATTGCCAAAATAGAACACCAGCAAATATATGCCTATGCGACGGAAGATGTTCTTGCAACGTAGAAAACCGATTTGAGTAGGGAGGGGGAGCCAATGGCTTTAGAACGATATGTAATACACGTGACTAAAGAATGCAATTGCGATTGCCATTATTGCTATGAGGACGATAAAACCAGCACCTATACTTGGGAAGAAATTAAAACGCTGATAGATAGGA